GTCTTTATTTTATGCAAACTTAGTTTTTAGGAAACGACCATGACAGCCACAAGACGCAGACGCAGCAATCACACCGATGTCGTCGTGTCGATGATGCAAGACATCGCCAATGGGGTTATCGAGCCGCCCGCTCATGTGAAGCTGACAGCTCGACAGCGCCAGTTCTGGGATTCGATCATTATGACCAAGGCGCTCGACTCATGGACGCCGACAGACCTGATTCAGGCCGCGCACTTGGCCCGCGTCTTGAGCGACATCGAAAAGTATGACGAGATGATCGAGGAAAAGACCCGTCTCGCCAGAGCCGCCAACGGATCAGTGCAGGTCAGCCCGCTGCACAAGATCATGATCGACCTGCTTGCGCAGTCACAGACCCTGTGCCGAACGCTTCAGATTCACTCGCGTGCGACGCATGGGGAAAGCGTGCATCAGAAGTCGCGCAACACTGCTCACAAAGAGCTGATGCGGAACATGCCGGCACAGGGCGACAGCCTAATCAAACGCCCTGTGCATTGAGCGCGGAATGTCGAGGAAGAAAAACCCCGCAATCCTGAGCGGCCCAACGCCGCGAATCCGCGACATTGAAGGCCGCCCGTTCGCCAAGATGACGCGAGGCGAACGGGTGATCTCGTTTATCGAGGCGTACTGTGTCGTGCCTGAAGGCGAACACATTGGCCGACCCGTGCGGCTGGCGGATTATCAAAAGCTGTTCATCCTCGCTGTCTACGACAACAAGGCCATCACCGACACGGCTATCCTCTCGATTGCGCGAAAGAACGCCAAGACCGGCACCATTGCGTTCATCCTGTTGGCGCATCTGGTCGGCCCGGAGGCCATGCAAAACAGCCGAATCATCTCCGGGGCCATGAGCCGTGAGCAGGCGGCGGAGGTCTACAACCTCGCCAGCAAGTGCGTCCTGCTGTCTCCTGATCTCCGAGACTTGGTGAAGGTAGTCCCGTCCGGCAAAAAGCTGATCGGGTTACTGATGAATGTCGAATATCAGGCAATCAGCGCCGAAGGAAAAACAGCGCACGGCAAGTCGCCAGTGCTGGCGATCCTCGACGAGCTGGGGCAGGTGAAGGGGCCGCAATCAGATTTCGTGGACGCAATCACCACCGCACAGGGCGCTTATGAGCAGCCGTTGCTGATCTACATCAGCACGCAGGCACCGACCGATGCTGACCTGCTATCCATTGCAATCGACGACGCAAAGCGCAACAAGCCGCCAAAGACGGTCTGCCATGTGTACGCGGCTCCGCAGGATGCATCGTTTATGGACGAGGCGGCATGGCGCGCAGCCAATCCGGCCTTGGGGCTGTTCCGCTCAGAGACTGACATGCGCAAACAGGCAGAGAAGGCCGCGCGTATGCCGTCGTTTGAAACCACATTCCGCAACCTGAACCTGAATCAGCGCGTTTCCACTTTCGCGCCGTTCGTCAGCCGATCCGTCTGGGAAGCGAACGGGGCAGAGGCTGCGCCAATGGTCGGGTTCGAGCTGTTCGGCGGCCTCGACTTGTCGTCACGCACTGACTTGACCGCCGTTGTTTTCGTCGGCGTGCGTGATGGCGTGCGGCATGTCTGGCCCTACTTCTGGACACCGGAGGTAGGTCTGGCAGACCGCGCGCACCGCGACCGGCAGCCGTATGATGTCTGGGTTAAGCAGGGCTGGCTGCGCACTACTCCCGGCGCGACGGTCGATTATGAGTTCGTGGCAAAGGAAATTGCCGAGCTGATTGGCGATAACACGCTCAAGACGCTGGCGTTCGACCGGTGGCGCATCGATGTTTTCAAGAAAGACGCGGAGCGCGTAGGCGTGGAATTGCCGCTCGTGGAGTTCGGCCAAGGCTTCAAGGACATGGCCCCAGCAATCGATAACCTTGAGGAATTGCTACTCAACAGACGCATGGCACACAGTAAACATCCAGTTCTTACTATGTGCGCAGCCAACGCAGTTGTGGTACAAGACCCAGCAAGCAACCGAAAATTGGACAAGTCGGCTGCAACAGGTAGAATTGACGGCATGGTCGCTTTGGCGATGGCGCTCGGCGCGATGGGAAGAATCGAGCCAGAAGAAAACATCGATGACTTCTTCAACAACATGGTGATTATCTGATGGCATCTTGGTCATGGTCTGGCTGGAAGTGGGGCGGAGCTGGCGCTGAAACTGTCGGCACGCAAAGCTCTGTTCCAGCGACGGCGCTGGTCGAGGACACGGCGAACATCGGGCCGGACGGCGCGTTGCAGTTAAGCGCCGTGTGGGCGTGCATCGAGCGCCGGGCGACTACGATTGCCAGCCTCCCGTTTTTTGTGTACCAAACCGACTCGAAAGGCATGAGGACGCTGGCGCGACAAGATCGCCTGTACGTCCTGCTGCACGATTCTCCGAACAGCCGCATGACTCCGATGGAGTTCTGGCGCGCGATGGTCATGAATCACGACCTGCGCGGCAACGCTTATGCGCGCATTGACCGCGACCAGAAAGGCGAGGCAATCGCCATGTGGCCGATGCCGGCAGATCAGGTAGACACCATTGTGTTGCCTGACGGCTCTATCGTTTACAAGTACACGCTGGACAACAATGTCGCGATCCTGAGTTCCGAGAATGTCTTGCACCTGAAGAATCTGGGCAACGGCACAACCGGTTTCAGCAAACTTGAGTTCATGCGCGCAACGGTCGATGAAAATGCCAAGGCGCAAACCAGCGCAAGCAAGCTGTTCGGCAACGGCGGCAAGCCTACCGGCGTGCTGATGGTTGACAAGACATTGACCGAGCCGCAGCGCAAACAGATCAAAGATTCGTTCGCCGGGCTTGCCATTGGCAGTACAAGCCGCCTTGCCGTGCTTGAAGCCAGCATGAAATACCAGCAGATTTCCATGAGTGCCGAGGATCAGCAGTTGCTTGAGACGCGAAAGTTCGGCGTCGAAGAGGTCTGCCGGTGGTTTGATGTGCCGCCGATCCTTGTTCATCACTCAGGGACAACGACATGGGGCACGGGCATCGAGCAGATCGTGAACGGCTTTCACACGCTGACCATTCGGCCAATGCTCGTCAATATCGAACAGGCTTTGCGCAAGCGCGTCATGACATCGAAGCAGCGTGCGATGTTCACGGCGGAGTTCAATCACGATGCGCTCTTGCGCGGAAATATCACGGCTCGATTTGATGTATACGCGAAAGCGGTGCAGAATGGATTAAAGACGCGCAACGAGTGTCGCCAGCTTGAAAATGACCCGCCGATGGCGGATGGTAATGTACTAACCGCGCAAACAAACCTTGCGCCGCTCAACAAACTGGGCCAAGTGGCCGGGGGTAGTAATGCTGATTCGCAAAGCACTGTCGCTCAGTGATGTGCAGCTAAAAACCGAGGATGGCGAGACTGGCACATTCTCCGGCTACGCGTCCGTTTTCGGCGGCGTTGACTCCTACGGCGACACCATCAAAAAAGGTGCGTTCAAGGCGACGCTAAAGGCATTCATGCCAAAAATGTTTTTCAATCACAACAGCTACGGAATGCCGACCGGCAAGTGGCTGTCCGCGCAAGAGGACGATCACGGCCTGCTAGTGAAGGGCGAACTGACTCCGGGCCTCGGCATTGCCACCGACCTGCGCGCGGCGCTGAAGCATGGCACGCTGGATGGCCTGTCAATCGGCGGCTACCTGAGCAAAGGCGATTATCAGGAACATGAGGAAGGCCGGATCATTACCAAGTGGTCGCGTCTCATGGAAATTTCTCTGGTAACTTTCCCGGCTGACAGCGCGGCTCGCGTTGACGGCAATTCCATCAAGTCAGAATTGACCGAGGCTATCGACGAGATCGAATCTGTACGAGACTTTGAACGCTTCTTGCGGGACGCAGGCGGCTTCAGTAAAGGGGCAGCCGTCGCGCTGGTTGCCCGCGCCAAGATGATGCTCTGTGTCGAGGGTGATCCCGACGCAAAGACAGCCGAGGCGAAGGCGCTGGAAGCACTGACTAGCCGCGTTGCGCGACTGGTCGATGCCACAGCGGTGAAGCGTTAATCCCGCAAAAACCTAGCCACTGGAGGCTTATTATGTCCGAAGCAATTATCAAGTCGCTCGAAGCTGTTGAGCACAACCTGCAAGCGATGTCCGAAAAGGCCGACGCGCAGCAGAAGGAAAACGGCAAGGTGTCGGAAGATACCAAGGCCGCCATCGATGCCATTGGCGTTACGCAGCGCGAGCTTGCTGACCGTCTGGTGCAGATGGAGCAGAAGGCCAAGGCCGAAGGCCAGAACACCGAATCCGGCGCATCGTGGGGCGATCAGCTCGTCAAGTCCGACAAGCTGGCTTCCTTTCAGCGCGGAGAAACTGGCAAGTGCCGCATCGAAGTCAAGAACACGCTGACCGGCTCGGCCACAACCGTTGCTCCTGACCGCAAGCCGGGTATCGTACCGGGTGCTTTCCAGCTCCTGACGCTCGAACAGTTCCTGCCGTCGCTGCCGACCAGCTCGAACGCCATCGAGTTCACGCGCGAACTGGCGTTCACCAATAGCGCAGCAGAGACTGCGGAAGGCGCTGCAAAGCCTGAATCGGCAATCACCTTTGAACTGGTGAACATGCCGGTTTCGACCGTTGCTCACTGGATCAAGATCAGCAAGCAGCTTGCCGCTGACAATGTGGCGCTGGCCGCCTATGTCAACATCCGCATGAAGTACGGTGTAGACCGTCGCGTGGAAACTCAGCTCATTGCCGGCAACGGTACTGCGCCGAACATCAGCGGCATCTTCGACGCTGGCAACTTCACTGCACACGGCTACGCTGATGCGGCGCTGGGTACTACGCTCAAGAAACTGGTTCTGATCCGCAAGATCATGGCCGATTCGTGGGCCGCTGGTTATCCGTCCGATGCGATCCTGCTGAATCCGGTGGATTGGGCACAGATCGAAATCGACCTGCTGACCACTGCGGGCGGTCAGACCTTGCTGCGTTACGACGAAGCAGGCCAGCCGCGCCTCTGGGGCTTGCCGGTAATTCAGTCGGTCGGCATGACGGCGGACACCGTTGCCGTTGGCGCGTTCGGTCAGGCTTACACGGTCTACAACCGTTCTGGCGTGATTGTTGAGCTGAGTGATTCCGACTCGGACAACTTCACCAAGAATTTGGTGACGATCCGTGCCGAGCGCCGTCTGGCTCTTGCAACCGAGATTCCGGGCGCTGTTCGCGCTGGCGATCTCACTCCGGCTTAATCCGGAACGGGCGGGGCTTTCGGGCCTCGCCCACTTTGGAGACTGAAAATGTCCGTCCAAATCAAATTCACTTCCAATGGTTGCTGCACTGCGGCAGGCGTTGGCAATTTCAGCGTGGGCGACACCGCTCGCGTTGGTGCTGCACTGGCGCATCATCTGGTGCGCGAGGCGCAATGCGCCGTGTATGGCCCTGAGCAGGAACAGACGCAGCAGCCTGAGCAGGTCAGAGTCACCAAACGCGGGCGCGCAAAATGAATCTGCTGCTGACTGAAGCTCCGCTGGCCGAGTGCGTGACGCTGGCCGAGGCCAAGGCGCACCTGCGCATGATCCACAGCGCCGACGATGCAATGATCGGCGTGCTTATTACGGCAGCACGCGAAGCCGTCGAGCTGGCTACCGGTCGCGCGCTTGTCGCTGCCGGATACACCTACACGCAGCAGGGCGACGTTTTGTGCAGCAACCCGCTACCTCAGTGGCCGATTGCCACAATCGAGTCCGTGAGCTACACCAGCGAGGCCGGAGCGGTGGTTGCTATCGATGCTGCCGACTACACGCTGCTTGTGTCTGAGTCTCGCTTGCTGGTGCGCGGCATTACAGGCACTGGCCTGACGATTGATTTTCACACGGCAGAAACGACAGTTCCTGCTGCACTCAAGGCCAGCGTGCTGCTGCTCATGGCAGACATGTACGAGCAGGCCGAATCGAATGTCATCGGCACGATTGTCACCATCAGTCCGACCGTTGACCGCTTGCTGTATCCCTACCGACGGAATCTAGGAACATGAGATCAGGACAGCTTCGGCATCGCGTGACCGTGGAGCAGGCAACGCCGGCTCAGGACGCAGTGACTGGCGAAGAAACTGTGACATGGGCGGCCTTTCTGGCGAATGTCCCTGCTCGCTTTCTGACTGGGCCGGGCCGTGAGTTCGATTCGTCGGATTCAAAGCAGGCGGAGACGGAAGCGCGCGCGACGCTGCGGTGGTTCCCCGGCCTGCTGCCGACGATGCGTATCGTCTGGGAAGGTCAGGTGTACGACATTCTGTCCATCGATACCGATCAGACTGGCCGGCGCGAATACCGGCTGAAGCTCGCCACCGGGGTGAACGAGGGGCTTTGACATGGCAATGAATGAATTGAAAGGCGTTGACAGCCTGCTTGCCAAGCTCGATGCCGTGACCAAGGAAATTAAGTTCAAGGGCGGTCGCTTCGGGCTGCGTAAGGCCGCGAATCTGGTGGCCGACGCAGTGAAGGCCGGCGCGGCATCGGTGGACGACCCCGTGACAGCGAACAGCATTGCAAGAAATGTCGCTGTCAAATTCAGCCCGCGCACATTCAAGCGCACTGGGAATTTGCTGTTTCGCGTTGGCATTCTTGGCGGCGCTCAGAATTACGCAAACACCAAGGACAATGTTCGCGCTGGCCGTGCTGGCAAGTCGTTCGTGACTGGTGGCGATAAATCGAATCCCGGCGGTGACACGTGGTATTGGCGATTGCTTGAGTTCGGCACACAGAACATGGCGGCCCGCCCATTCATGCGTCCGGCGCTGGGAAACAACGCCGATGCGGCTATCGGAACATTTGCGCGAGAGGCTGAAAAGTCCATTGATCGCGCGCTGAAGAGGGCGAAAAAGTGATCCCGTTTTTTGCTCTGGCATCGGCATCATCTGCCGTGACAGCTCTGCTCGGCTCGTCGCCTGTGCGCCTGTACCCGTTCGGCAAAGCGCCGCAGGATGTAGCCCGCCCGTATGCGGTCTGGCAGGTGATCGGCGGATCGCCTGAAAACTATCTGGCCCAGCGTCCAGACATTGACGGCGTGTCGGTTCAGGTTGATATTTACGGCCTGTCGGCGGCCAGTGTTCGCGCCGTTCGTGATGCGCTGCGCGATGTCGTCGAGGGCGCTGCGTATATAACTCGCTGGGGCGGCGAGGATAGAGATTACGAGACACAGAACCATCACGCATCGTTTGATGCGGACTGGCTGGTGCCTCGATAACGAGCAAGCCTGATGCCTTGTGGAAATATGAAACAAGCGTAGGATATGCAGCAGAACCGGGCGATTTCCGCCCTGACCGGTAAACCAAACGCGCACGGATTGACCGGCGCAGGAGACTGAAATTGGCTATCAAAACCCAAGGCACGCACCTTTACGCTATCGATCCGGCAGATGATTCTGTTCTGGTTGTCGGCTGCGTCACCAGTATCGATGGCATTGATACGACGCTGGAGCAGATCGAAACGACCTGTCTCGACTCGCCGGCCCGCACCTATCTGGCTGGCCTCGCTACGCCGGGCGCTGCGACCTTCGGCATCAACATCGATCCTGCCGACGCATCGCATGTCCGCCTGCATCAACTGAAGGTGTCCGGCGCTGTCCTTGACTGGGCAATCGGCTGGTCTGACGGCGTTGCTGCGCCGACCGTACTCGCTGGCGAGTTCGTCATCCCGGCTACGCGTACATTCCTGACCTTTGAAGGCTTCATGAATAGCTACCCGTTCAGCTTCGCGCAGAACGCGGTCGTCACTTCCACTGTCGGGATTCAGGTGTCTGGCGAACCTGCCCTTGTGCCGAAGGTGTAATCATGAAATTCAGCGAATTACTGGAGCAAGGCGGACTGGTCGCTGAAGGCGTGACCGCTCGGAAAGTGGTCTGGAACGGCGCTGAATTTGATGTGCTTGTCAAGAACGAAATGTCAGCGGCTGACTTCGAGTTCATTTTTGCGACCGGTACGCGCAAGACTGGCGTGCCGGACAGCGACGAGGCCCACATGGCAAGGCGCGTGCATCGACTGACGCGCCTCGGCTCGGATCACGCCGTTGTCCCGTATGAGCAGGCCGTGAAAATGAAACTGCCGTTGCTGCTCGCAATCTGCGCAGTCATCAATTCAGTCCATGCCGAAATGCTGGAGGCGGACAACGCCCCAAAAAGCTGACCCCTTACGATGAGTTCTGGCACGAACTGGTGCTTAACGGCGTAGGGGGCAAGACGATTCGCGAGGCCAAGGAAAACTTGAGTCACAGCGAAATGCTTGCATGGCGCGACTACATAGCGCGTCGAGGCTCACTGAACATCGGTCGTCGGCTTGAGGCCGGTTTCGCGCTTGTCGCAACCGTGATAAATCGAGTCAAGGGCGGCAAGGCGAAGATGGCCGATTTCATGCCATACGAAAACCCGCCCGATCAGGACTTCGACGGGACGGCGCAAGATGCACTGGCGCTGCTTCAAAAATTAAAGGTCTGATCCGTCATGGCAAAATCACTCGGTACGCTCACGCTTGACCTCGTTGCGAAAATCGGCGGCTTCGAGGCCGGTCTGGACAAGGCCGCGCGTACAGCAAAAAAGAAAAGCACGGACATCAATGACAGCCTGCGCGACATCGGCAAGGGTGCGCTAAAGGCTGCGCCGGCTGCGGCCATCGCTGGTCTGGCTACGCTGGGCACCGGCCTTGTCATCATGGGCAAACAGGCCATTGACTCCGCCGACAGCCTGAATGACCTGAACAAGATCACCGGCATCTCGGTGGAAACGCTGTCGCGGCTCGGCTACGCAGCCGGGCAGTCCGGCACAAGCATGGACTCGTTGCAGTCCGCGTTGCCGAAATTCTCAAAAAACATGATCGAGGCGGCCAAGGGCACAGAGGCTCAGGCCGCTGCGTTCGACTCGATGGGTATTTCCGTAACAGATGCGGAAGGCAAAATCAGGCCGATGGACGCGGTGTTGTCGGATGTCGCGTCAAAGTTCGCAGGCTATGAGGACGGGGCGGCCAAGTCGGCGCTGGCGATGGAGCTTTTCGGCAAGTCCGGCGCAGAGCTGATCCCGTTCCTGAATAACGGCGCGGACGGGCTGGCGAATCTGGCGCGCGAATCGGACAACTTCGGGGCAACTATATCGGGCGACACAGCCCGCGCTGCCGACGAGTTCAACGACAACATGGACAAGCTGAAGGTGCTGATGTCCGGCGTGGCGAACGCCATGATTGTCGAGGTGCTGCCGGCGCTAAATTCATTGTCTGGCGAGATTGACGGCACGACAGACAAGACAGGCGGTCTGCGCGAGATGGCGCTGGCCCTGCTGTCGCCATTCAGGTCGGCGGCGGAGCTGGCCGTGCTGCTCGGCACTGATCTCGATTCGATGGGTATTGCCGGCGTTGCTTCACTGAAGGCCATCGGGCAGGCGCTGACTGGCGATGTCATCGGTGCCTTGCAGACGATGAAGGCCGGCAACGAGGAGATCATCGCCAGTTACGAGAAGGCTGACGAGCGCATTGCAGTCATCTGGGGCCGCACGCATGAAGGCATGGGCGCTGTTGCCGCCGAGACATTGCAGGGCATCGGTATCCAGTGGGGCGGCGCTATCGCAGAGGTGATGCGCTACAACAGCGAGGCCGCCAAGGCTGTCGGCGCTGGGACTGTGCTTGCTCCGGGAGTCAGTGCGGCCAGTGGCGTCGGCGCTGGGACGGTGCTTGCTCCGGGAATCAGCGGGGCCGCCATGCCGGCGAAACGGCAGGCTCCTTTCGTGCCGAAGGCAGAGAAAAAAGGCGGGAAGTCTCAGGCCGAAAAAGATCAGGAAGCGTTGCAGAACGCATACGACGACACGGCGGCCCGGCTTCAAGAAAGCATTGTGCTTCACGGTCAGGAAGGCGAGGCCGCCAAGGTCGCATACTCGACATCTGCCGGCGAGCTGGCAAAGCTGACGCAGGCACAGAAGGATGAATTGTTCGCACGGGCGCTAGTCCTCGATGCTACGCGCGCGCAAAGCGAGGCCGAAAAGAAGGCGCTGGACGAGAAGGAAACGCAGGACGAGGAAATGAAGGCGTTTCTCGACAGTCAGTCGGAAAAGCTGGACGCGCTGCGCTCTGGATACGACAGCCAGAACACAATCGTTCAGGAAGCGTTCGCGAAGCGACAGGCAATTATCGAGGAAGCGCTGGCAAGCGGCAGAATCTTGGAAGATGAATACCTTGAATTGTCGATGCAAAGCCAGCTTGAAAAATTCAACCAAGAGCAGGCGTTGCGCGAGAATGGTCTGATCTCGGTTGGCAGCATGTTCGGCTCACTGGGGCAGATGGCGAGCCAGTTTGCAGGAGAGCAGTCCGGCATTGCGCAGGGGCTGTTTGCTGTCCAGAAAGCATTTTCTGTCGCGCAGTCAATCGTCGCTATTCAGACCGGCATTGCCAACGCTATGGCGTTGCCTTTCCCGGCAAACTTGGCAGCGGCGGCCACTGTCGCAGCAGAGTCTGCCAGCATTGTCTCGACGATTCAGGCCACAACCATGAGTTTCGACGGCGGCGGATTCACTGGATTTGGCACGCGAACGGGCGGCCTCGACGGTAAAGGCGGGTTCATGGCGATGCTTCATCCGAATGAATCCGTCATCGACCACACTCGCGGGCAGACAGCCGGATCGCGTAGCGAGGTGCGCCAGACCTTCAACATCCAGACTCAAGACGCCAATTCATTCATGGCAAGCCAGCGCCAGATCGCGCGCAAGGCACGCAGAGGACTTTCGACATGACGCGTTTCGTTGACCAGTACCCGCCTGACTGCATGGCCGGGTATCCGTGCATCAGCTCGCCGCGCTTCAGCACGGTGATTGTGCAGACATCATCCGGCGATGAGTCTATCGAGCAGAAGTGGCAGCACCCCATGTACCGGTTCAGCCTGCCGGACGCGGTGCGCGATCACGCGACATTCGAGGCCGTGCGCGATCACTGGCTAGTCATGCGCGGGCCGGTGCATAGCTGGCCGTTCCGCGACCCGCTCGACTTCGCCAGTCGCGCTCTGCCAGCGCCAAACCAAGCGCCGGTAGTGACTATGCTAGATCAGCAGATCGGCGTCGGAGACGGGGCCACAACGCGGTTCCGCATCACAAAAACATACCTGCGCGGTTCCCAGTCCTACACGCGCAACATCCATCTGCCTATCGTGAGCAGTGTTCTTGTGTCGTCGAACGGCGTGGCAGTAACCAGCGGCTTTACCGTGGAACGAGAGGGCGGTTATGTCGTGTTCGATGTCGCGCCGCTGGCCGGTCGGGTGATACGATGCGGCTATCTGTTCGATGTTGAGGTGCGCTTTGAGGACGACGAGTCGTTCGAGGGCGCAGTGCAAAGTTACGCGGTCAGCGGATTCGCAGACATCTCGCTTTTTGAAGTTCGGCCCTGTTGAGGTAAAAAAATGGCTCTTCTCTGGATTGACGGTTTCGACCATTACAGCGCACCTGCTGATGCCGAGAGCGTTGGCCGCCTGAATATGCTTGATGGCGCGTGGGCAGCCGCTGCTGTTGGCGGGCCGTCGGAGACTTATTCGCGCACGGGCGGGCAATCGCTGCACATCCCCAGCTTTTCGCAGACCAGTGCCGACAACTATCGGCGCATCTTCGGCAGCGGCCTGTCAACTGTCGGCTTCGGCTTCGCGATTTACATGCCGACGCTTGCCAGCTTGATCGTAGGCCGGGCGGAGCTGTTCGCGCTGACTGACTCCGGCAACCTAAAGCAGCTCACATTCAACTTGCTCGCAACCGGCGCGATTGAAGTGCGTCAGGGCGGCGCGACAGGCACGCTACTCGGTACAACGCCGGATGGTACGCTGGTCGCTACGGCATGGCAGCATGTCGAGGTAAAGGCCGTCATAAGCCCAACAGTCGGCGCAGTCGAAATTCGTGTAAATGGCGTAACCGTCATCTCGCTTTCTGGTGTGAACACCGGCCCGGCGACGGCGAACAATCTGACCTTCATGCGCAATGCCTCTGCGTTTTTCCAAGAGTTCGATGTCTATCTGGACGACATTTACGCGTGGGACATCACCGGGACTTACAACAATGATTTCGTCGGGGACAAGCGCGTATTGAGCCTGATGCCTACGGATGACACTGCCGTTGCTGACTGGGCAATTACGGGCGCGGCAAGCGGATACGCGGCCATCAGTGAGATTCCGCCCGATGATGATGTCAGCTATATCGACACGCAGATTGTTGGGCAGCAGAGCGCGTTTCAGGTTGCCGATTTGGTCGGCCTGTATGGCGCAATTTCCGCCGTCATGACGACGCCGCTGTCACGCAAGACAGTCGCCGGGACATGCAATCTGCAAGTCAGCCTGTTGTCTGGCGCAGCGGAGGCGCCTGGCGCTGACCGACCCATCACGGAAAACTACACCTATTACACCGACATGTTCGAGCAAGACCCGAACACGGCGGCACCGTGGACGCAGGCCGCGATCAATGCCATGCAGATGCGAATCAAGAGGACTGCGTAATGACCGATCTCAAAATCTCCGATCTCGCATCAGCAGGGGCAGTAACTGGCGCTGAAGCGATCCCGGTTGTTCAGTCAGGCGGGACAGTGAAGCTGCTTGTTTCCGCAATCCGCGCTTGGCTTTTCCCTGCGGGCGGAACAACCGGTCAAGTTCTGGCAAAGGCATCAGCGACTGATTATGACTTCGAGTGGCAGACGGCAAGCGGCGGCGGTGGCGGTGGCGCATCTGATTTGATTAGCCGGACAGTTCTTGGAACGGCAGAGGCTTCGGTAACGCTGGCAGTCCCGGCAGGGTTCGAGGACTTGGTGCTGACCGTTAGTGGCAGAGCGACTACTGGGACTGATGTTGAAATCTACATGCAGTTCAATGGCGACACCGGGGCAACATATGACTGGACGCGCTGGAACCGATTTGGCACGACAGTCGGCTCCGCCACAGCGTCCATTGACATCGGCGCGCTTCCCGGTGGCAGCGTTCCTGCGAACATCTCGTCAGCAATCATCGTGACGGTTCCGCAGTACCTGAACACGACTTTTCAGAAGGCTGTTGATTGCGTAAATGCGCACAAGGCATCGGCAGCAAACGGGCTTACACAGCATGTCGCAGGCGCGTGGGAAAGCCTGTCGGCAGTAACATCAATCACGCTGTTCATTCCGTCAAATTCTTTCGTTGCCGGCACGGTGTTTTCGCTCAGTGGCAGAGGTGCTGCTGTCGGCGGTGGCAGCGTCAGTGGCGACCCGCGAATAACACAACGATCCGGCAGCTTTGTGCGGCCCACTGGCGCATCAGACACAGGCGTCCCGACGGGCTATGTGACGCCGGGCCTTTTCAATATGGAAAACGGCTGCTCCAGCTTCGGGTTTCCGGTGGCGGGCAATGAGTCTCCGACCGTCGCTGCAAATGAGTGCTATGCGCGACCGCTGAAGATTCTGCGCAATACGCAAATCACGACAATCAAGATTTTCGTAAACGCTGCGGTCGCTGCGCAAACGGTTTCATATCGCATCTATGCCAATGGCGTCGATGGCAGGCCAAGCACGCCAGTGTCAGAAAAAATGACTCTCTCGCTGGCAGCCACTGGACTTGTCACGCTCGTTCTGGCTTCGCCGGTTACGCTGACGCCGGGCCTTTACTGGGTTCTCGTCACCAACACGACAACTACCGCGACATGCCGATCAGTGTCTGGCTGCGGCGCTCTGCCGATCTACAATGGCGGCTTCTTATGGACGGGCCTGTATCAGGCTGCGGCGGCTGCACGCCTTGATTCTGCCGATCTCAGTGCGTCAACATGGACTGTTGATTCTGGCGCGACGAACATTTCGTCAACGCGCGACACTGGTTTTTTTGACTTCACGATTATGTAAGGGGCGGACATGGCCTACATCCTCACAGAGGACGGCGGGAGGCTGCTTCAAGAGGACGGCACATCTGGGCTACTTCTCGAAGGCACCGTGCCGTCGCGAGTAAGTCAAGCTGCGACGCTAGTTCTTGCCAGTAGCGCCTCGCCTTCCAGTCGCGTGACGCAGGCAATGACGCTGATTCTTGTCGAGGACATACCGTATGCCCGCGTCACCAGTGCGCCGCTGCTTGTTCTGGCCGACCGTACTCCCTGCGTTCAGAGATGGGCGCAGTGCTGGAAGATCACGCGCGCCGACGGCGTAGTGCTGGGGTTCACCACTCACGACCTGCCGATCACCTTCGCCGGCACCGAGTTCAGTCCGTGCGGCTCGCTTAATGCCAGCGCGCTCGAAATGTCGGCCATGCTGGGCGAATCAGGCAATCAGGACATCGTGGGACTTGTCTCGTCCGACCGGATCACGGCTGCTGATCTCGCTGGCGGCGTGTATCTTGGGGCCACTGTCGAGGTCTACCTGTACCCGTGGAGCGATGCCGGTGGCGAAATTCCGATCAAGGTTTCTGCGGGCATCGTCGCATCGATGACTCACGGCGAGGCATCGTATAAGGCCGAGACGGTTTCTCTTGGCGAGCGCCTTGGCGAAAAATCGCTGCTTGAGTTCTACACGCCGACATGCCGCTACACCTTTGGCGACGCGCGCTGCGGTGTTGACCTTGTGCCGCTCCAGCATGACGGCTCAGTGACTGCCGTTGTGCTGCCGTCCACTCGCATCAATGCCAGCGCCCGCATCTTCAACGACGCGGCGGTGGTCGATGCAGACGGGTACTACGACGGCGGTCGCATCATCTGGTTGACCGGTGCGAACGCCGGCCAGACCAGTGAAATCAAAAGCTACCTGTCACAGCAGTTCGTCTTGTGGGAACCGTTCCTGCACCCGATCCAGATCGGTGACACCTACCGAGCAACGCCGGGCTGCAATCTGAGCAAGACCGACTGCAAAGACCGCTGGTCGAATTACATAAACTTCGGCGGCTTCCCGGATATTCCGGGCGCAGACGTTGTTCTGCAAACGCCAGATCAGAAGGGCTAGACATGCGCAAGATAACCGAGGCTGCACGCCGCTGGATCGGCACGCCGTACATGCACCAGCAACGCATGATCGGAGTCGGGTGCGACTGCGTGAATCTGGTCATCGCCGTCGGGCTTGAGCTGGGGATGCTCGACTGGACGCCGGAGAGGTTCGACCGGTTCAAGGGCTACACGCGAGCGCCAAACCCAACAAAAATGGGCGAGGCGCTGGCGATTTTTCTGGAGCCAGCACCGGCAGGCGCTGCATTGCAGGAGGGAGACATCTTGTGGATTTCGTGGCGCAAGGGGCTGCCGATGCACTTGGCGATTGTCGGCACGCATGAAGGCCGGCTGACCATGATCCATGCGTTTAGTGATGCACGGGCCGTGGTCGAACACACGCTTGACGGCGTGTGGCATCATCGCATCAATTCGGTGTGGAGATTCAGGGCATGAGTTCCGGCAACAGCACGGTCAATGCGGTTCTATTCGTCGCCACAGGTGGCATGTGGGGCGGAATCGGTGACTTCAAGGGGCTGAACCTTCAGCTTCTGGATATGCTCACGCCGGCAATGCCGGACGGGCCGCGACTGAATGACCTTTCTGTGCAGGCGTCAACCTACGGCATGGCGATCCCGATTGCCTATGGCCCACAGAATCGAATTGCCGGCAATGTCATCTGGTCAACTGGGCTGCTTGAAACGGCAAAAGAGGCCGAGGGCGGTGGCAAGGGCGGCGGCGACGCGCCTATGCAATACAGCTATCGAACGTCCGTGGCCGTGGCCGTGGCCGGGCGTGAAGTGTCGCGGCTGGGGCGTGTGTGGGCTAACAAAAAGCTGATCTATGACCCGTCCGCAACCGATGCGTTTGACGAGTCGCCCAGCAAGTCGTTGTACGACGAGATTTTCGCAGCAGCCGGAAAGGGCGCTACCTTCGCAGACATTCGCGCGTATCCCGGTTCCGACATCCAGATGCCAGACCCGACGATGGAGTCATATCTGGGCGTCGGCAATGTCCCGGCATATCGCGGCATAGCCTATGTCGTCATCAAGGATTTGCAGCTCGCTGATTTTGGCAACGCCCTGCCACAGCTTGAGTTCGAGATTATTGCGGACGAAAGCATTTCGGTCGGCGGGATCATCAGAGACATCGGTGAACGCGCTGGCGTGCCCATCATTGCGACTTTCGCTGACGAGCCGGTGCTGGGCTATGCCGTAGGCAAGGGGATGGACTGTGTGAAGGCTCTGGCCCCATTGCAGACGGCCTATGACCTCGCCATTGTCGAGCAGGGCGGGCAGATGCGCGTCGAGAATCGCGCATACACGATACACGCCACAATCCCGAATGACGCTCTAGCCGCGAAGCCGGCGAAAAGTAGCGGGGCAAATGAAAGCTACCAGTTCGGGCGCGCGTCACTGACGAGCCTGCCCCGCGAAGTCATGGTGTCGTATCCCGACCCGGCTTTCGATTATCAGGTGTCCAGCCAGATCGCCCGGCGCAGCGAGCGCGACAGCCAGAACAAGGAATCAGTCGAGGTTGCCGTTGTCATGACCGCCGACAAGGCGCGTCGTCTGGCCGGCAAGATTCTCTGGCAGCGTTGGGCCGAGTCACGAACGGTCGAGATCGATGTTGGCGCGGCATGGTCGCGGCTTCAGGTCGGCAAGATTGTCGCGGTCGAGATCGCTGGCGGGCTTGTGCCGTTCCGTGTCGCCAAGATCGCGCGCGGCAACAACGGCGTGTGGAAGGTCGAGGGCAGTTACGAGGATTCGCTGGCATATCTGGATGACACGCCGGGCGGCGTTGTCACGGCAACGACACAGCCGGTTCGCGTGACCGGGACAACCGAGCTGATGCTACTCAATACGCCGTTGCTGCGCGAGATCGACGACGGCAACGGCTTTCACTGGGGCGCGACGACGACTGACACGCTATGGCGTGGGGCATCGATTCAGCGCAGCGTTGACGGCGGTATCAGTTACACCGAGATGTCGCCTACATCGGTGCGCGCGCTGGTGGCAGATGCCGCCGTGCCGCTGCCGGCTGGCACAACAGCCGTGTGGGATTTGGCAAGCAGTGTGACCGTCACGCTCAGAGGCATCGGTGAACTGAGTTCTGCCGACGAAGAGCAGGTGCTGGCCGGCGCAAATGTGGCATGGCTTGGCCGTGCTGATGGCTCTGTCGGGGAGGTCATCCAATGGCGCGATGCGACAATGATCGCTCCCGGCGTTTACACGCTGACAAACCTGCTGCGCGGTCGTCTCGGCACTGAGTTCGCTGTCGGCACGCATATCGCTGACGAAGTGTTCGTGCGTCTTGATCTATCGCTGGGGCTGTCAGACTTCGGCGCTTCAGACTGGGACAAGGTGCGCAAATTCAAGCCGGTGTCGCGCCTTCAGACGCTGGCCGACACGGTGGCGCAGGACTTCACGAACAACGGCGAGCGCCGCATGTGCAAGTCGCCGGTTCACATTGCCGGCGTGCGCACCTCTGGCGATCTCGCGATCACATGGGTTCGCCGCACACGCATACCGTTCACTGGGCTTGAGGCCGTCGCGCCGCTGGGTGAAGCGTCCGAAGCCTATGAGATCGACATCATGTCCGGCGCTACGGTCGTGCGAACGATCACGGCGACGACAGAATCAGCGACCTATACAGCAGCGCAGCAGACGACGGATTTTGGCGCACCGCAATCATCTGTTACCATGAATGTCTACCAGCTTTCCGAAACCCGTGGCCGAGGCCATGCAGGAGCCGCAATCGTATGACGACCACACCTGACCTCGGTATCCCGCTGATCTCTGCGCTTCAGTCGCAGCCAGATGTCACGCACAACGAGGCGCTGCTGATGCTTCAGGCAACGCTCGTCGGCGCAATGGACATCACGAACACGCCGCCCGGATCGCCTGCTGATGGCGACCTGTATATTTGCGGGACGGCTCCGACCGGCGCATGGGCCGGCAAAGCGAACAAACTGGCCTTCCGCTATGGCGGGGCGTGGCGGTTCATACCGGGCAACGACTCAGCCGGCACGAACATCCCGATGGGCGCGCGCCATGAAGGTTTGAAAGTCTGGGTGAACGACGAGGACGCAGAGTACAGTTGGACAGGTTCGGCGTGGGATGTCATCGGCGGTCGCTCCGCGTCCGTGTCAACGACCATCTCGGCGGATCAGTCGCTGACCCAGAACGCATACACGCAGATCGACTTCGATACCGCAGTCATCTCGCCAAACGCCGCCTTTTACACGGTCGATGCTGCCGGCGCGGTGACGATCATCAAGCCCGGCGTCTACATCATCACGGCGCTGGTCTACTGCGAAAACACGGGCGGCACGACACAGGAGTTTGATGTCGGCTTCTTTGCGGGCGGTTCCCTGTATTTTGGTGAGGAGTCTGGGACGCCAATCGCGGGCGGCGGCAAGCGCGCGATCCTGCGTACCGGTGTGCTACATGTTTCCAGCGCAAATACAGTCGTCGATGTCCGCGTGTGGACTGATGGCAACAGCTCGAAAATTGAGTCGGCCCCGCTCATTCACGGCGCGACGCCGCTGGCCGGCAACCGCCTCTCCATCGTGAGGGTTTGACCATGAATCTGTCCAAGCACTTCACCGTCGAAGAGTTCATCTTAAGCGACACGGCAGACCGGCACGGCATCGACAATGACATCCCTGCTGCCTACCTGCCGAACGCAAAGCGCCTGTGCGAGACGATACTGGAGCCGCTGCGGGCCGCTTTCGAGTGCCCGGTTATCATCCTAAGTGGATACCGGAACATCGTCGTGAATCGGCTTGTCGGCTCAAGCGATGGCAGCCAGCACACGAAAGGGCTGGCCGCTGACTTCCGCCTGTCATTCACCGGCTTCACGCCGCTGGAGGTGTGCCGCTGGATTGAACGCAGCAATATGGAATACGATCAGCTCATTCATGAGTTTGGTCGCTGGGTTCATGTGAGCGTTGCGCCCGAAGGCAAGAAACCGCGCCGGCAGGAATTGACCATAGATAAGCATGGCACGCGGCCCGGATTACTGGAGGTTCGTCGATGAAAGCCAAGACCCGCGCCAAGCTGATTGGCCTCGCAAATTATCTTCGCGGCCTGCTGAACAAGCTGGCGAATCATGTCACTGAGCTACTGCGCGAGCCGTCCACAAAGCGTGGCGTCGTGTACTTTCTGGCCGGCCTTGGCGCTGTCAATGATCCGGCGCGCGCTGAAGCAATCATCGCTGGCGGCCTGATGATCGCCGGAGCCATCGGCATTGTTACGCGGGACACGAAATGATTGCCGCTCTGGCTTCGCCGCTGGCTCGCTACGCTGCGATTGCATGTGTCGCGGCCATTGGTGCGGCTCAGGTACAAGCGTGGCGCTACGGCGGCCAGATAGCCCAGATCAAGCTCGATTCAGCGCAGCTCGTAATCGAAGCAAAAGACCGCAGCGCCATTTTGGCGTTACAACTCCATGCGGCTGACAGGGCCGCCATCGAAAAATTAACAGAGGCGCAGCATGAGAATGACAATCTTCGCAGCCGCGTTGCTGCCGGCACTACTCGGTTGCGCATCAAAGCAACCTGCCCCGCAGCCGGTGCCGTTGCCGCCAGCGTGGGCGATGGTCAAACAGCCGAGCTTAGTGCCGAAGCTGGACAGGCTGCTCTCGATATCCGAGCCGGTATCATCCAGCTCGAAGCCGCCCGCGACGCCTTGATCGAGTACGCGCGCCGTGTCTCAGGAACTTGATGCCCAGCTAAGGAAGTTGGAATCGCTTATACTTGCGTCCAGTACGGGGTTTTGGCACGGCTACGACACGACGCTGATGGTCGGTCTGAAGGCGCTGCTTGACTCGCGAGAGTCGCCCACATGGATGAAGTCTCTTGACGGGACTGTCCTGTATGTCAACCCGGCCTTCTGCAAGCGGTTCGATATCCACCCGGAGGATTATCTGGGCCGAGCAGAGCGCGACACCGATGATAATCCGTGTGTTTCGTCGTGGGCCGCCAACGACCGTAAGGTGATCCGTGAAAACATCGAACAAACATTCCATGAATTATTGCCGGACGGCTCCATGATCCTTTGTCGAAAGTGGCCCGTCAGAATTGACGGCGAAACTGTCGGCGTAGCAGGGGAGATGGTCAATGGACCCGGCGCTGCTGAATGAGATGCTGCATAGTCTGCGCATCATCCGCGACGAAATCGGAAAATTACGCGAGACTGATGCGGCCCATAAAACGCGTATCGATTCGCTTGAGAATGCTGCCAGCACGCTTGAAACGAACATCAACGACCTGAACAAGCGCGCCGATAATTACGACGGTGGAACGAAGGTTCGTGACAGGATCACAGCCGGGGCGGCGACGATAGCCGCACTGGTCATTGCTGCATGGCAGTTGTTCAAATAATCAATCCCTGACGGCTTCATCGTACAGCGCCCGAAATGCCTCGGCTGATGCTGACAGATGCGATTCAAGCACCGCGATACGACGCAGCAGGATGGCTCGTTCATGGCAAGCAGCGTGGCAGGCACTGGCGCAAGTATCGGCCTGTGCTGCGCACGCTGGCTTTGGTGTGGCGTTATCGTCTGGCATCACTTGTCGAGGTTGTAAGCGCCATAGACTGCGAGCGCGAGTGCCAAAACACCGACCGTCAAGGCGACTGTGCCAAATACGATTGCAGTCCAGTAGAAAAAAGGATCAGCGATCATGCGGCTTTTCTCCGGTTGATTTTCCTGAACACAGCATCTTCAAAGCTCCATCCGAGGTCAAGCCGTCGAATGACATGCGAGTGACGAATGGACTTGATGTTGTTGTCTTTTAACCACTGCGACAGCGGTTTGCCATCTGGGGCGAAATGCCGGTGCGGCGGCTCCAGCGTTGCGCGAATCTCCTTTGTCCACACACGCACGGCGGCGGCGGATACTTCCAGCTTTTCAGCGATGGTTATGGAGTCAAGCCCATGATCGCGCATCAGCTTGATGGCGACCTCGCGCGGATGTTCGCCCAGAAGGGCGGTCAGTTCTACAACGGATGTTCTTTTTCTCATGTCAGGCCACCTCATGTCGGTACATTTGATTCAGCACGCCTTCCGGGTGCTGCACGCAGCACAACGAGCCAGCCCTGTGCGGGAAGTGATACCCGTGACAGCAGCAGGTGTTTTGCTTGTTACGGCTGACGACACGCAGGCTACCGCCGCATTGCGCGCAGCAAGGCTGCCTGCGGTACTCGTCAGGATGTTTCGGCAGGACGCGCCGTTTATCGCACTTCCTGCAACGCGTCCAGACAGTCATTTTACGGCCCAGCAGACCAGCAGCACGGCGACCAGAAGCCAGCCGGCTGCGCACCATGCAGCGAAGATCGCCTCTCGGCGGCGGTCGGCCTCTTTCACTTTCTCCAGCAAGCTGCACTCTTTCATGGTCACTCCTCGAAAGCTGCTGCCGGGTAGTCATTCATGCCGCCTGCGCTCCAGATCACTCGGACGAACGGTTCGTCCGTGGTCGGGGCAAGCCAGCACCCTTTCTCGGCAATGTACGGCTTGCCGACAATATCCAGCTTGCTGAATGTCGCGAGCATTCCGTAAGAGCAATCGTGTTTCCTGTTGAGCAGTACGACATACCCGCCCTTTGTTTCGGCTATCAGCGTGCGCACCGGAGACGAGGCGGCGGCCTCAGTACCGGCCAGCGCCAGCGCAGCGGCCAGAATTAGCTTGTGCATATCAGAGCACTCCTGCGTTTTTCATGTGGCCCAGCAGTCCGCCAGCAATGAAGCCGATGACCATGACGACAAGAACAAACAGCATCGCTTGAGCCATTGTCGTGTCGTCGCCGGGCGGCGGGTTGTTCGGCGTGGCTCCGCGCGGTGAATTGTTCGGAGTAGCGCCGCGCAGGGCATTTGACTGGGCGAGCAGTTTTGCGCGTTTCGTCGGTGTCATGATTGTGATCCTTGAGTTGAGCGGCCCGACGAATCAGGCCGCTGTCAGGTTAAACGGAAGGGGACAGCGGGTTCGATGTTGTCGATGCCGTGGCAGGTGCGCCCAGCGCCGACTCGACCTGCTCCAGCTTGCTGTTTACGCCACTGCCGATTGCGCCCATCGCGAGGATGGCAATGATCGAGATCAGGGCCGCGATCAGTGCGTACTCGATAACGGTTGCGCCTTTCTGTTTCTGCTTGAGGTTTTTCATGGTGGTTTACCTTTCGTTGGTTTGGATTAAAGGCCGGATTTATCAAGGAAGGCGTCGAAGGCTTCATCGCCCATGCGGCGGTTCAGCTCGTCGAAAACCATCGCATACGCGTCCGGTTCGTTGCGTGAATACAGTCCGATCAGGGCTGCTTTGAGTTGCGCGGTTGTAAACTTGTTCATGTCGGCTCCGGTGCGCTGCGCGCGTCGTCTTGATGTGCCTATGATAGCGGCCACATAAATCAAAGCAAACGGTAAATTGTTGCTTTTTGTAGCCGCGCTATCTAGGTCATATCAGCCGGCTCAAGGCGTGACCCCCGTTGTTCGCTGATGCCGGCTCGGAAGCTCGCATCAGGTCATCAAGAGACATCCCGCTGAAGCAGTCAGCGATCAGCGCCGGAATCTTCGCGCCCAGCTCGGCTGGCATGTCCGAGAAGTCAACGCAGTGCAGCGCGCTCAAGACCTTATATGAATCGCCGCCTGCGCCTCTGGCGTGGCCTGCAAGCACCAGACAGTTATCGACCGTGCAGATGTTGAATCTGCCGTCTTTGAACATCTTGCGCATAGCCGTGGCGACTGTCAGCTTTTTGATTTCGTCCATCATGGCCGCACCTCGACAGGCGGAACGCCGGCAGCGAGCATCTGCGCCACATTGCGCGCCAGTTCCACCGGCATGACTGATGTGCTTTTCTTCGGAGCGTCCGGCAGCAGCTTCGCTGCTTCTGGCATGATGTCCTCAAGCTGCTTGCGCGACCTGCACGACGACAGCACCGTCCACAGTTGTGACTTGAAGTCCTGAGCGGCGGCCACCATCGCATTGATGTCAGCAGCTACGGCCACCAGCTCGCGCACATGCTTTTCATCTGTAACCCTTTCGATCTCCGGCATGTACGGAACGCTCCCGCTTTCGCAGTGCAGCGTAATTGCACGGCCTTGGTGCCAATTCCTCTGCTCAAGAAAACGGTTTACCGGTGCGGCCTCTGGCCGGCGCAGTAGCGCGAAAACCCAGTCATGAGCCTCCTTTCCGACGACATCAAGCTCCAGCGGAAACATGAAGCAACCATCGCGGCCTCGTGGCACTTCCGGCGACACCTTTGCCGTGGCGCGAAGCATCTGGTTTTCCATCAGCGGGTTCCACAAGTCGCGGGGCAGGATTTTTTCGGCGCGCTTGCAGTGGGCAGCCCAAAACGCCGAATTGATTTTCGCCAGCCTGTCACCGATGCGTCCCACCTCGACCGATATGGCCTTCGCAGTCAGCTTAAGCAGCAGTTCTTCGCGCATTGCGTTTGTAATAGCACTCATGTTTTCACCTTTTATTTATCGAAATGACACAACAATTCAGCACAGCAACGGATTGCAGTGCGTGGGGTTCCAGTATTTTTTCGTCAGCGCCTGAATCCGCAGCGCCTCCGATTCGGTTTCATCTCTCGGCGGCGCAAGGTCATGGCGCACGCCGCGTGGAAGCGACCGGCCCAGCATCAAGCGCCACTCACGCACGCGACGCGCGGACAGCTCCTGACCGGTGGCACGGATGAACGCAGCCTGAATCGTCTCTGTGTCAGCGCGCGATTCGAGCAGGTGACGCACCGGCTCCATGACTAGCATGGCCTTTGTCATGGCTTGATCCTCTCGACAACCGCGCTTTTATACTGACCATCCCTATCACGGCGAATGACCAGTGTGTACTCCGGCATTATCTGGCCGGGTTCGATCTTGTCGAAGTCCTTGGAAAAGCCGACCATCTGGAGACAGTCGCGCATAAACATCTGCTCTACCCGCACTGGGACAAATTCAATGCTTGCAAGCGCCTTCCCGATAATCGCCAAGTCGTTGAGACATCTGGTTGCGATAATCAACATTCCCGGTCTGTCCCTCATTTTGCACCTCGCTTGGCTTCGTGCGCGGCGATGGCGTCAAGGCACTCATTCCATCCGACCACATATCCGTAGCGCGCAGTCATAGGCATGTTTCCGCGTCCTTGTCTTTTGCGCGGCGGCAAGTATCGAGCCTCCGTCAGCTCCGGCGCTTCCTGCTGCTCGGTAATGCGATCAAAGTAGATTTCATCACCGCGCAGATTTAGCGTGCAGGCCGAGCCGTCCTTGGCGTAGCCTACCAGTCTGCACTCAGGCGCTTCCTGCTGCTCAGGCTTTGTGCAAAACGGGCAAGGCTCGGACTCATACCCGGCGTTGTCAGGGTGCCCGCTCAAGCCGCCGACCATGCCGTGGCCGTTGCAGCATTCGCACTGAGGCGGCACCATTTCGTCGGCATCACCGGAATGGCCGGGCTTCGGCATCGGGATCGAACCGTTAAACCGCTCATGATTAGCGATGACGGTTTCATGCGCTGATAGTTGCTGCTCTGGCATAAGTGCAACTGTTGGCTCTGGCACTCTTCGGCATGGGCAAGTCAAGCCCATTGGAGCGCAGCGCGTGTCCTTAAGAGGCCCGTCTGGTCGGAAAATACAATTGAATGGCATCACTTAATCTCCTGCTTCTCTGGCTTAGTTGTAAGGCACCGTGAGCACTTTCCGCACGCGGTTCCAAGGCTCCAAGACCCCTTGCATACTCTGTCGCACTGCTGCTGCTCGGGCTTCGGGGCGACGGCGAGCTTGCGGATAGACCCTGCGATAAGGTGCGCAGTGTCGTCTTTACGGACTGAATGGAATTCAGCAACATTGGCGGCGTCGATAAGTGCCTGCTGGCGAGCAAGAGCGATGTCTCCAAACCCCTTCGGCACGGCAACCGGCTTCTGAGCCGAGGCCAACGACCGAATGAAGTCGCCTATTGCCTTCATGCTTCGCGCATCTGCGTCGGCGGTAGCGCCAGACAGGACGGAATTGTCAAGCGGCGTCTCCATGCGTGCCAGCGCCTGCATTACGGCTTCCGGTACTGCAACAGGCTGAGATCGAGCTACCGCATCAAGCTCATCAAGCGCATCGGCTATAAGTGCCTGAACAGCATTTACATGGCATTTCTGAGCGGCCACTAGCTTCGCCTGAATCAGTGCAAGACCTTTAGCGCGGATTGTTGGCGAATGACTCAGTTCGTAATTTCGTTGTGATAGCTCATCAAGCTGGCGTAAAAAATCCTTTTCAACAACCTTGTGTCTAGTCCGCTCCGCTTCCACAGCTTCGCGCACGATGGCTTCGATTTCGTTAAACAGGTCGCTGCACAGGACATACGAACTCAGCCGCTTTAAAATCTGTTCTTTCTTCATGGTGTTTGTTCCTCAATATCGGCGCGGACAAAGCCATATGGGGCAAGTCCTGCGGCCTCCTGTTCATCGGTAAGGTATGGGCGCTGGTCGCGGTAGCCATCGAGCCTGCAACGCTGCTGCGGCAAAAGGATCGTCGGGTGTGCCTTGGGGCGCTTGACTGCGCACTGCGGGCAATTCACGCCGAAAGCGGCGCGACGGGCTTTTCGCAGGTCGCCAGCGGCCCGCCAGTATTCAACTGCTTCACTCATGATTCGCCCCTTTATTGTCGAGCAGCACGCGCCCGCCGCATTGCGGGCAGAAGTTCATTTCGTTTTCCACCGGCCCGCCGTCATCGAATCGCCATGCAGCCCCACAAGCTCCATGCCAGTTGGAATACTCGCCGTCCTTATGCCATTGGCAAAAGCGCGCCGGCACTTCACGCGATGGGGCTGCGGTGTATTCAGCGCCAATGGCGAAAACACCGAATCCGACATCTTGCAGTGCCTTGAGCAGTGAAAGACCTCTGTCGATGTTGTCTCCTGCTGCGCCAGAACCAGCCTTTGCGCAAGCCCCGCCTAGCTTGCTGGCAACGACATTGCCGGGCTGCTCTGCGTAGGTGTATGCGCGTTTCGTTTTCGGTGCGTCGAAGGCGCTTCCCTTTATGCCGACCAAGCACACAGCCGGCTCCTGTGCATCACTCTTGGCAATGCCTGAGCCAAGCGACCAAAGGAACATGCAGAAGTTAGCGACATCACACGGATCGCTTTTCTCGACATGTTCCCGCAACATCCGAGAGAGATCATCGGGACTGCATGTCTGCCATCCTCCTCGGCCCTTCGAGCGAGCCAACGCCAGTTTCGATTTCATTTCGGCGGCAAATACGTCAACGGCCTCGTCGTCTGGGTGTGCATAGCACTGGACGAGGGCTACGCGAGCCTCCCAGCCAGTTTGAAAATCATTGAAGCCAATGATGTGGCCTTGCGCTATCAGGCTATTGAAAGCCTCCCGCATATTCTGGCTGCTCATGATGCGTTCCCTTTGCTGGCGAGAAGGGCGGCAGCGCGGCGCAAGTCACCTGCGGTGATAAGACTACTGCCTATCCCGTACAGCGGTTGATCGTCTTTCAAGTTCTCGTGATGCGGCTTCAACAGTGAAGCAAGCGGCCTGAGAGCGTCCACCCACTCCTCCGGCACTTCAGGCGATGTGGCGGAGAGCGGTATCGGCTCCGGGCAAATCTCATCCAAGGCGCGTGGAAATCGTCTGCGATAGCACGGCCCGCACTCGACAAACTTGTCAGGAACTCGGCACGACCTGCACGTCCTGCACACATGAGTTTCATTTGTGGCGATAGACCGCTGCTCCTCGCGCTGGGATAGGGCCATTTCAAGCATGTCAGACAGTCCTTTTATATGCGCTTGTGCTGCAAGTCCGCAGCTCGGCTTACTGTCAAGAAACAACCTAGCGACAGACACCGCTTCCAGCATTTTTTGAGTGTTCATTGCTTTGTGATCTCCGCGCCGCACATTTTCCCGGAGAGCATGTCGGCCATTGTGATTGATTCGCTTTCGGTCAACCCTGAGATGACCATCTGGACAGAAAACGACCCGTCCTCCTGAATGTGTCGAACTATGTGAATGACCGCGCGATCCCGTAAGTTTTGTGTTTTCATTTCATGCTCTCCAGCTTGATATCCTGCATTTCGATAATCTCGTCATGCAGTAGGTCGCCGGTTCTCGGCAGTGTGAAAAACCAGTCGCACAGCTTCTTTGCGCACTGGTAACGGCCTTTGGGGCCATCAGCGACGAAGCAGGCGTGCAGCAGGTTGTTCATGCGCTGGACTGCGTAGTCGTCGCACATGTCGTCGCAGAACGCCTCCGCAAATTCCTCGTCATCCAGCGAGTCGAAAGCGTCAACTGGATCGATGTCGATGTGGCCGCGATCCGGCTCGAATTTCGGTTCAAAGTAGTTTCCTGAAACGGCTTCGTTCCATGTCGCAAGAACCGTGGCAGTTCTCGTCCCGCGCGGGCTGCCGTGAGTGCGCAACCATTTTTTGTCTAACTCGTAATGAGTCAGCGGCAGACGTACCTTGTCGTGCAGCCATCCTAGTCGCTCACGCACGGCTTTTCGGTTTGCGGTTATTCGCTTGACTAAGGCGTTAAGTTCAGCAGCCTGCGCCTTGATTGAATCATCGAGGTGTTTTTTTGCCTGCGTGATTTTATTGGCGAACGCCGCTAATTCATCGCGTGACGCATCGGTTTCAACGCTGCCGACGAATTTGGCGGCCTCGCTCTCGACCATCTCGATGTACGGGATCAGGCCGTCCTTTTCGCTGAAAATCTCCAGCACCTTTTTGCCTTCCGGCAATGTTATAAGTTCACTCATAGTCAAAGCACCTCGGCAATCATGAAGCGACCCGAAAAGCTCAGGCCGTTGCAATCATGCGACCAGACGACATGGAACTCACCGGCAGCGACATCACCGTAAGTGGTTGCGGTAAATTGCTCACCGTTCTGGCGCTTTGCGATCACGTTGACTTCATTCATTTTGTGCATCCTCTTGGTTTATGAGGCCATAATAATGCGATCATGAAAAAAGTGCTACAACTTTTTTGAATTATTTTCAGAGATGACGGCGGCGACATAATCGCGTCGCGTTTTGTCGAAATCGTGCATGGTGATCGTCAGATTCTTCACCTGACAGTCGTCCTGCCAGATGCGAGCCAGCGTGAAAAGGTCGAACAGTGCTTTGTTGTAATTGTCTATGTCGCGGCGGCGGCGATCAGGCGGGTACAGGTTCAGCGTGACAGTCAGGCTGCCTTCAAGCGGCTTGTCGAGCTGCGCTGCGAGCTGAATTTTAAGCAGGGCTAGACCTTCCTTTCGGAACGAACGGCCTCTGGCCGAGATAATCTGCCGGCCTTTGACTGATCGCCAGTACCCATTGATGGACGGCGGGAACGGAACGCTAATCAGGATCATGCAGGATGACTTCCTTTTCCGCGCAGATGTAAAGCGCGTACTCGATGAGTGATGCCATGCGCGCGCTCGACATCCGCGCCGTGCTTTCCCGGATGTTCAGGTACTCGCCGGCAAGACCGGTGATCGGATCGAACGGCATGGCGTTTTCGATGGCGTGCGCGCTCACAAGCAGGTGCTTCCATTGATCGGGCGAGAAGGCCCGGCCAAGATGAGTGGCCTGCTCGGAAAGGTCAGTGCAGATGGCGTGAAATTTCGCGTTTGCCGGCAGTGACCTGCCTTTCTGCTGGATGATGACCTGAAGCCCGACTGCTGCGTTCATGACTGCGTTGACGGCGTACCGTCGCGCAATCTCCGATGTCAGCGTGATTGCCAGCCTCACGACAGCACCATCAGGCCGTCCCGTATCCATGCCGCCTGCGTCTCTGCCAGCGCTCGAATCAGGTCATGCCCGTCCACATGCTGCCGTGACCGACTGTCGATAGCGTCATGGCACGCGGAGCAAGCAAAAACGGCCATGTTGTCTGGCGACTTCATGCCCATTCCTTTCATCCCGCACCGGAGATGCGCAAGCACGACCGTTTCAGAATTGAAGTTGCACACGCCTGGCAGCCGCACAGAACATTCACGGCCCCGCGCGCTCGCCCTGAGTTTCTTGCTTGTGATGGTCATTGTGTCAGCCTGCTGATGGGCGTCCCTGCCCGGTTGCATCAGAACGGGATATCGTCCTCGAACTCGTTGCTTGCCGCTGGTGCTGCCGGCGCTGGTCTGCGCTGGGCTGCCGGTGCTGGCTGGCGTTGTGCCGGCTGGCGCTGGGCTGCTGGTTGCGGCGATGCGTCGCGCTGCGGCTGGCTTGGGGCGAAGTCCAACAGCGTGACCTTGCCGACCAGCTTCGAGCCGACGCCGTTCTTGCCGTTGTAAATCTCGACATGGACATCACCGGCAGACACGAACAGCACCGCTCCTTTCAGCAGGTACGGGGCCAGCGCCTCGGCCTGATTGCCGAACAGTGCCAGCTCGACCCACTGGCTAGGCTTTTTGTCGTCATCGCCCTTGCGCCCGTAGTCGTAGACCCCGATCAGGTTCGCTACCGCCGTGCCGCCTGCGGTGAATCGCAGTTCGCTATCGCGGCCCAGTCGAATGTTTCCGGTCAATATCATGGTCGTTTCCTCAGTAGGTGATTTTGGTATTCGGGATCGCGCCCTTGGCTAGAAGGATTGTCGCGGTTTTTGCATCAGCTTGAGACAGCCCGCCAGCGAAAAACGCCGCAAGCATTGCCTGATGTACGCCGGCCATGTGCGCGCGCTTCGCGTCGCCCGCTGCGTCCTGCTTGATAGGCTGGCCGCCGCCTGATGGATTGATGACTGGGTTGTGCAAATCCTCGTTCGGATCGGGCTGCGGGATAGGTCGCGGCATTGCAGCCATCCGGGCCTCGGCCTCTGCACGCAGCCGGTCAAGCTCTGCGGTCATGCTCTCTTTTTCCTGCGCCGCTACCAGCGCAATCGCCAGCGACTGAAGGGCCATGCTTCGGGCGACCTCCGGGCCTTCCGTTCCGTCTGGGAAGTCGTCGGCGCTGAAGGTCATCACCTGCAATTCGTCGATGCGCTGCGTGATCGCCTTCGACGACAGACCGGTGGTCCCGTATGTCTGCGCGGCCATGCCCTGAATGATGTTCTTGGCCCGTTCGGCGCGCGCTTGCTCGGCCTGCTCGAACTGAGTCAGTGGCAGGCGCACCTTGTCACGCAGGGCATCGAGCCGGTCGCGCATCGCCTTTCGGTTGGCATCGATGCGTTTCGGCAAGTCCTTCATCTCATCGACGAGCGCCTTGCCTGCGGCATCGAGGTACGTTTTCGACCGCGTGATTTTGTGGGCGAACGATGCCATTTCCTCGCGCGCCGCCTTGGTTTCAACGCTGCCGACGAATTTGGCGGCCTCGCTCTCGACCATCTCGATGTACGGGATCAGGCCGTCTTTTTCGCTGAAAATCTCCAGCACCTTTTTGCCTTCCGGCAATGTTATAAGTTCACTCATAGTCGCCATGCTCCCGTTTGATTTTTGCTATGCACTCCATGACATAGACCTGCGCCGCTTTCACTTTCTCGATCATCCGCGCTTCTTTCACCATGTCTCGCTCGTAGGACACGACCGTGACGCGCATGTGTGGCGGGATGTGGCCGACAGAGTGCAGATGCACCGGCTCGTACCGAATCAAGTCATCTGGCGTGTTCACCAGACAGAAAGCTACCTCCCACTCAGGCACATTCCACAGACGCATATAACCGCGCGCCTGCCATTCGTACTCGGTCTTGTCGCAATCCTCGGACAGCGCCGGGAAGGTCGCGATTGACCAGCTTGTCTTTGTGTCAACGCCCTTGTGGGGCAGGATGATGTCGCACTCGCCGGTCAGAAAATCATCTGTCCTGCGCTCGGTATTCTTGATGGCATCTGTCAGAAACACCAAATTGTAAAGGGCGATTGAATCATTTTCGCAGCGGTTGCCCTTTTCGGTTTCCTTGCTTGAAAAGCAGTCCGTGTAGTCGTACACAATCTGCTTTGCCAAGTCCTTGAGGTAGGTTTTTGCGCCGACAGACAGCACGCCTTCGGCTTTCGTTTTCGGCTCTGGCATGATCTTCGACAGCGAGCTGCACCGTATCTTAATCATGCTGGCACATCCAATCCGCCCTCGATCCGTTCTGCGTAGATTGCGCGCAGGCGGCTCAGTGCCTGAGCTGAGAGATTTGGAATCTTCTCGCCCTGAGCCATCCAGAAGTCAGCAGCTTGCTTGCTGGCGGCCTTCCGAATTTCGGCGGCTACCCCGGTGGCGACGCGGATCATCTCTTCGGCTACTGTCTCCGGCATTGTTTCCGGTGGAGAGTCAGCGTCAGATTCTGGTTCGCCTTCGGTCGGGATACAGAACGCCTGCAATGCCGCGTACTTGTAGGCCGCGCTCATGGCCTTGTTGGTGGCCTTGTCAGCAGAGTCCATCGCTTCACCGAAGGTCTTGATTGTGTGCGTTGAACCATCCTCGACAGCAATCAGGTCATACTCGACCTCGACCGTGACATAAAATATCGCCCCGCCCTTGGCCGTAACCCGCTCCGCCACTGAGCGAGACAGCACGCGGGGAAGCATGACAAGGCCGTGCTGCGTCAATGCCGCCGTGAGTGCGTTGTAGACATCATCGATACCTCGGAAGGCGTAGCCCTGCTGAGTGTTTTGCCGTGACTTTGCGATGCCTTGTTCGGCTATGTGCGCGGCGACGCTACTGATGCACTGATAGACTTTCATCTGAAGCCCCTTGATTGTTGAGCGGCAAGTATGACCTGCCACAGCGGCAAGCGCAATCACAAGAATCAAATTTATCGCGAATTCCTGTTGACAGGCTGCGCATCATTATTCGATAGTCCGCATGTCAAAACCAAGAGGACTTAAAATGCTAACGCTCGACCAGATACGCCATCACCTTTCAGACCGCAGATTGTCGGCGGTCGCCAAAGCCACAGGGCTACACTATCAAACCGTCCGAAAGGTCGCCAACGATAGGGCCATTGCGCCGGATTACCAGACGGTCAAGGCGCTTTCCGATTACATCGAATCCCGCATGAGCAAGTGAGGATCACAATGTCATCTAAAATAGACATCTGGCTGCCGATTTATGTCGGAGACTACTTGAAGGACACGGGCGGTCTTAAACTGGCCGAGCATGGAGCGTACTTCAAGCTGATGATGGCCTACTGGCAAACTGGATGCTTGGAGCATTGCTTGGGCACATGCTACCGCATTGCAGGTGCATTTACTGAGGACGAGCAGGAGGCGGTCAATGTTGTTGTAGGTCGGTTTTTCGTTGAAGTGGACGGCGTGCTGCGAAATAAGCGGCTGGACGCTGAGTTGATTTCAGCTCATGCCAGACGGGAGAAGGCTTCAAGCCGAGCATTGAAGGCTGCGGCGGCTCGATGGGGACGGCAGGAAACGGGGAAAACAGATGCTCCGAGCATTCCACAAGCAGTGCATGGGGATATGCTTGATGAATGCCCTTCACCTTCACCATCACCATCACATATTAAAACAAGAGCAAAAGCATTAGCGCCGAAAGCGGCGCGTGTTTCACAGCTCACGGAAATGGACTTGATTCGGCAGGGTGTTGACCAGCAGGTCGCAGAGGATTGGCTGGCAATCCGCAAGGCGCACCGAGCGCCGCTGACCAAGACCGCGTTGGAAGCGGCACAGCGCGAAGCGGCCAAAGCCGGCATGGCGCTAGGTGACGCGATCCGGATTGCTGTCGAAAATAGCTGGCGAGGCTTCAAGGCGGAATGGTTACAGAACAAACTCGGAGACTCAGGACATGACAAGCGCACAGACCAGCACCAACGCAGAGCCGACACAATCGCCGGACTTACCGGTATCCAGCCAGCACAGCAGCCGCCCGAATTCTTCGCAGCAGTTGCCCATCGCGTGGGTTGAACGGATTTTCACGGTTCTGTCGGCCCGCTACGGCAAGCAGTTCGCAGACATGTGGGCCGGGCAGAACACCGCCGCGATCAAGGCCGTATGGTCTGACGACATGGCCGGCTTCACCGGAGACGAGATTCGGCGTGGCCTCGAAGCCTGCAAGACGCGCCGCTATCCGCCCAGCCTGCCGGACTTCATCGAGTTGTGTCGGCCACCGCTGAATCACGAGCAGGCGTTTTACGAGGCCGTACAGGGCATGGCCCGTTTCCGCATGGGCGAAAATGTCGTCTGGAGTCATCCAGCGGTGTATTGGGCCGCTGCGGCGATGGGGAATGACATCATGACGGCCCCGTACAGCTCGCTCAAGGCGCGTTGGAGTGCTTCCCTAGCCCGTGCCATAGGGCAGGGCAGGAAAACGACGCCAGCGCCTGCTCCGGCGCTTCCAGCTCCGCCAAAGGTTGTTGCCGATCCTGAGCGGGTTTCGCAGATGCTTGGCGAGCTGGCGAAAAAATTGAAAATAAATTGAAAAAAGGGTTTGGCAATGTGTTCGTGTCTCGATACTATGGTCACACAAACCAAGAGGATACGACCATGCTTCAGCTCAAACTCTCAACCGATACATTCGATCAAGACAACACATTCCTGATCGAGTTCAACACTCGTCGCGGCCTGACAGATTCCCGTAAATGCTCGCTCCATCGTGATTACGAGAAGCAGGGCGACGGCATTTACTGGGGAATGAGCACGGGTTCATGCGTCAAGTCGCATTACACCGAGAAGGATCATCAGGAGTGGGATCGCCTCGGCAGCGGCGCGTACACCGTCCGCAACGGCGATGTCGTCGAGATCGATGGCCGCGAATACCGCGCCCGTGTCAATGGCGCGTACAGCGACGCAGTGATTTTCGATCTTGTGGCATGACACGGATGGCGTCAGGGCATCGGCTCGATGTTCTGGCGCGTTACTGTGCGCCATAAAGCGCCACACTTAGCAAAAACCGTGGTACGATTGCATGTCAGCAATCGGAGAAACAATGATGTCTGAAGCGAAAGGCAAGCACGGCGGCCCGCGACCGAACAGTGGTCGACCCAAGATGGACGATCCCATGTGCCATGTGATCCGCGTGCGCGTCACGGCAAGTCAGCGCGAGGCGTTCGACGCTATCGGCGGCAAGGACTGGCTGCGCGCGACAATCTCGGCTGTCAAGGTGCCGGCATAATGACAAAGCTCGCCATTGCCTACCTGCCGACGAGCAGCCTTGAGGCGTTCGCGAACAACAGCCGAACGCACTCTGACGAGCAGGTCGGGCAGATCGCTCGGAGTATTCAGGAGTTCGGGTTTACGAATCCGATCCTGATTGACGAGCATGGCGTAATCATCGCCGGTCATGGGCGCGTTATGGCTGCCGAGCGGCTGGGCCTGAAGGATGTCCCGACGATCACGCTAGGTCATCTGTCGGACGAGAAGCGCCGAGCCTATGTCATCGCAGACAACAAACTCGCACTGAACGCGGGCTGGGACAATGACCTCTTGCGGCTTGAGATTCAGGAGCTTGGCGACTTGGCCGGCGTCATCGGGTTCGATCCCGACGAGCTGAATGTGCTGATGAACGGATGGGAAGAGACGGCAGCCCCAAGCACTGAAGGCAAGGGCGACGGCCTCGCGTCCATCAAGGTGAAGATTTCGGACAACGAGAAGCGGATGGCAAAGCAGCTCATTGAAAATGCGTTGACGCAGGCCGGAATCGATTTTGAATACGCATAGCGGAGCCACACGCAAGGGCACTTGTCGCTTGACGCTCTAGCAGCGACTCTCAGGACGATAAGTGTTCTTGACTTGTGGTGACACTCGACCGTGCTGCGAAATGCTTGTCGGTGCAGCCGCCACAGAATCAGTCCGAGCCTGTCGGGCACTGATCCAAAACTGAAATTCAGGCCGTGCAAGGTTCGCTGAGGGAGGCCACTTATTGCCGCAGCGAGCCGCCACACGCATGAGCTTTCATGTCAGGCGGGGAGACGCACAGCAGAAATGCAGTGTAGTCACTGCCTGAAGCAGAGAGTTCAGTCGTGTGGTGTTGCGCAGTGGCGAGGCGCTACAAAATAAGCAGTACGAAGTCGTTACCGGGGATGGCGCGAAAGCTGGCGCACTGACCCTACTGCACGACAAGCCGGGGTTACACGCCTCTCGGCCACCACACAAACAATCAGCATGGGGGCACTATGTCGTGTGCAGCGTGCGCCAGACGGCGCGAGAAGATGAAACGAATGGCTAACCTAGTGATGGAACGAATCAATGAACGAGCAAACCGAATCCTTGTTGCAGCAGCTCTTGCAAGCACTACTGGCCCAGACAGCAGCAATCGAACACCTAGCCCGAAGCAATGAGGCGATGGTTGACGCACTGGCACAGGACAGAGTGGAAGGCGTGGACGGTGATGATGATGTCGCGTTCTATCTGGACGGCACGCGCGCGCCATGAGTCAGCACAAGAGGCTCTACAACTCGGCAGCATGGAAGCGGCTTAGGCTGGCATTGCTGGAGCGTGAGCCACTGTGCCGCATGTGTGCAGCCACCGGGCATACGACAGCAGCCACCGTGGCCGACCATGTGATACCGCACCGGGGCGACTTGGAGTTGTTCTTTCATGGGGAGCTGCAACCACTGTGCGCCACACACCATGACGGGGCAAAGAAACGACAGGAGGCCAGAGGCGAGCTGATTGGGGGCGATACCGATGGCGTGCCGCTGGATCAGTCACACCACTGGAACCGCAAGCCATGACAGCAGGGGAGACACAATGAGTACAGAACAGTTAGCCGCCGGCAATGAGTTCGGCCTAATGTTGTGCGAGGCTCTTGGCATCGAGACTAGCAGAGTGTCCCGTGTGCTGATCGATGTAAGGGCAGGTGAAGGGGCGGCCATCACTGTTGTGCGTGAAGTCCTAGTGACTGTCGGCAACATGGAGGACATACGCACGCACATCGAAAACTTCACGATCATGAGCAATGACGGGGAGGGCGGGAGCAAAGTCAAAAACCGGACGATCTAAAGAC